CGCTTTTTGCGATAGGTCCGTCTTGACGTAGAACGCCTCTTGGCGGCGTAGCGTCGGGATGCCATTTTTTGTTGAACACATTTTGTTGAGGAGTGAGGAGGGAGGACGGGTATTTATACTTCGTACTGTCCCCGTCCCCAGGCTATAATATTAGTTTGCCTGGGAACTTTCGACACCACTTCTTGATCACATGTCTTTTACATTTCATGCACGTTATGTCCTCCTCACCTACGCTCAATGTGGAGAGCTTGACGCTTTCCGAGTTATGGATCGCATTTCAGAATTGGCAGGGGAATGCATCATTGGACGAGAGTCTCACGCTGATGGAGGAGTTCATCTCCATTGCTTCGTCGACTTCGGACGGAAGTTTCGAAGTAGAAAAGCTGATGTATTCGATGTGGGAGGTTTCCACCCAAATGTTAGCAGCTCTCGTGGCCATCCGGAAGAGGGCTACGATTACGCAATCAAAGATGGAGACGTTATATGCGGCGGGCTTGGCCGACCCACACCTGAGGTGCGAGGTGGAAATGGCTCTACTCATACAAAATGGACTGCGATTACGTCGGCTACGGATCGAGACGAGTTTTGGAAACTGGTGCACGAGCTGGATCCTAAGAGTGCAGCAACTTCTTTTTCCCAACTTCAGAAATACTGCGATTGGAAATTTGCGCCTCATGTTGCCGCGTATGAGTCACCAACAGGAATTGAATTCGTTGGAGGAGAGATTGACGGACGAGATGATTGGATTCTACAATCTGGAATCGGATCTGAGGTGCCACTGATAGGTTAGTGACGCTGCGCTAGCAAGGAAAACTGTGTTCTAGGTCTTGCCTCAAGTGGGAACTCGGCGCTCGTCCCTCGCTGTACCCTCGCCCCATCCGGCGCTTTCCTGATTCAAGGCTGACATTGTACAGGTCGGGCGCAGTCACTTGTCGTATACGGCGAAAGCCGTACAGGCAAGACATTGTGGGCCCGATCATTAGGCAGCCATATATACTGTGTTGGATTAGTCAGTGGAGATGAGTGTCTCAAAGCCACGGAGGTGGACTATGCTGTATTCGACGACTTGCGGGGAGGTATGACGTACTTCCCCTCATTCAAAGAATGGTTAGGCTGTCAGATGTGGGTCACCGTAAAGTGCCTATACAGGGAGCCTAAACTAGTGAAGTGGGGCAAACCCACTATTTACTTGGCAAACAGGGATCCTAGATTGGACATGTTTGACATTATACCTGGCGGTGAGAAAAAATGGAAGAAAGGGTTTTCACAAGAGGACGTAGACTGGTTGGATGCAAATTGTATTTTTGTGGAGATTAACTCCCCTATTTTTCATGCCAATAGTATGTCATAGTAGATGAAATCTGCAATTGACTCGACGTCAAATTGACAGGAGCTCTAGTAGTAAACAAATCAAATACATAAATATCGCCAAGACCAATGTTATTCTCAGTGGAGAATCTGCTAGGACTTATGAGAACTCCGTTCTCCTCGTCATCATATTGAATTGTTTTATTGATTGGAACATACGTTCTAATAGTGCGGGGGCGAGGGGCATCGTTACTGGATGCGATTGTTCGGCGTTTATCGGACAAGAGGGTAACACGGGAGCGGTCGACGGGGGCGGTCATTTGGTCCTGCCAATCCACTGTCTTGACACCGGTAAAGAGCACGTCCTGGACAGAATCCCAAATTGAGGTGTAAGAACCAGACGCATCACCTGTAAGGTCCTTGAAGTAACGATAGGTTGTCCCAGTTCCAAACTGGGCAGCGAGATCTGTAAGGGCAGTGCGACTCTGACCAAACAGGCCTTTGGTAGCGACGACAATTCTACGCCATTCCCAACAGGTTTGATCTGCGGGAACAATGTGGTACATCTCGGATATACCTTTGACGTACGTCCGAGTGGATGTGCGGATTGCACTGTAGGCGTAATTGTTGGGGGAGAGAGAACGAGCTGACGGCATAAAGGCTGTCATGTGAACGCCAGCAGATGACGTGTTTGTGGCAATCGCATTAATAATGAGAGGCTGGGCAACTGTAGTCTGAGTTCCGGGCGACGGATTCAGACCGACACCGGCAGCAGAGACCATGATGTCGCGCTTTTTGTGACTCATCCTGTCGGTGAGCGATTTCCGTGAGGTCTTTTTGCGATAGGTTCGCTTGCGGGTAGTGCGACGGGTGGGGTATGCGCGCTTTTTGCGATAGGTCCGTCTTGACGTAGAACGCCTCTTGGCGGCGTAGCGT